CAGAGTTAGACACATTATTGGCTGGTGTTATAGGCACAACAAGCGAAGAGATACAGGCAAACCTACAAGCTAATTATCCAAGAACATTAGAGCAAGACCCTAATGGCCCTGGTAGTATTTTAACTGGTATGATTAGTGCTCTTGGAATTAAGAGTACATCCACATGTTCTTGTAGGAGACATGCTTTGCAGATGAATGAGGAAGGTCCGGATTGGTGCGAGCAGAATATTGATACTATCCTCAATTGGCTTAAGGATGAAAGTCAAAAGCGAAGCTTGCCATATGTTGAAACTGTTGCTAGAGTAATGGTTAATAGAGCAATTAATAAATCAAGAAAGCTAAAGGCTAAAGAACAACAGACAGCTGCAGCTAATGGCTAATTTGATATATGAAAATGCTTGGTTAGGACTTGGAGACTTATCTACATTAGATATAAAGAAAAATCTGATGGTAAATAGGTCCAAAGATGACATAGAGCATCCAGATAAGCATTTGTTAAAAATTATGAGACAAACAGAATATCTGGGTGCAACTTGTAAAATGCTATTTGGTATAGAATTACATCCTATACAAGTGGCTATACTACAAGAGTTTTGGCACAGACCTTTTCCTATGTTTATAGCTAGTCGTGGTTTTGGTAAATCTTTTTTGATGAGCTTATATTGCATATTGAAGTGCTCATTTGTGCCCGGCACTAAAATCGTGGTGGTTGGTGCCGGGTTTAGACAGAGTAAAATTCTTTTTGAGTATATGGAAAATATTTGGCGCAATAGTCCTATATTAAGAAGTATTTTTAGCGGTAATGAAGATGGTCCAAGAAGAGATGTGGACAGATGTACTTTAAGATTGGGAGACAGTTGGACTATAGCTATCCCAATGGGCGATGGTAGTAAAATTAGAGGCCTTAGAGCCCATATAATCATAGCCGATGAATTTGCATCTATGTCTCCCGAAATCTACGAAACTGTAGTAGCGGGTTTTGCTGCTGTTAGTGCAAGCCCTATAGAAAATGTAAAAGCACAGGCTAAAAGGCAGGCATTGATTGATGCTGGTTTGTGGACAGAGGAATTAGATATTTTATCCAAGAAAAATGGTAATCAGGCCATTATTAGCGGTACTGCTGATTATGGTTTTAAACACTTCGCACAGTATTGGAATAGATATAAATCCATTATTGAGAGTGGTGGAGATCACACTAAACTGTCTAAGATCTTTAAGGGAGAGGTTCCTGAAAATTTTAACTGGAAAGATTATTCAGTAATCAGGGTTCCTTATGAATTAATACCCAAAGGTTTCATGGATGACAAACAGGTTGCAAGAGCCAAAGCTACTATACATTCTGGAATATATAACATGGAATATGCTGCGTGTTTTGTAAATGACAGCCGTGGTTTTTTCAAAAGAAGTTTGATAGAAAGCTGTGTTATATCTAACAATAATACTATTCAAATTAATGGTCGAGATATATGGTTTGAGGCAAAAATTAAAGGTGATCCTAAACTAGAATACATATACGGTATTGACCCAGCTTCAGAGAAAGATAATTTTAGTATTGTCGTACTAGAGTGTCATCCTGATCATTCACGCATAGTATATTGTTGGACAACAAATAGGGCAAACTTTAGAGTAAGAAATAAAGCGGGCATTACCAATGATCATGATTTCTATGGGTTCTGCGCTAGAAAAATTCGTGATCTTATGAAAATATTTCCTCCTGTAAGGATAGGCATGGATGCACAGGGAGGAGGTATTGCTATTGAAGAAGCTCTACACGATCCTTCAAAAATACAAGAAGGAGAACTACCGCTATGGCCATCTATAGAAGACGGTAAAAGTAGAGATTCTGATAGCCAGGCAGGTTTACATATTTTAGAGTTGGTACAATTTGCCAAAGCAGACTGGACATCTCAGGCTAATCATGGATTAAGGAAAGATTTGGAGGACAAGGTGTTACTATTTCCATTTTTTGATAATCTTAGTATAGGCCTATCTATGGCAGAAAGCGGACAAAATGTTGAGGTTGACGACATAGACCCCTTACATGACACATTAACAACTTGCATACTGGAAATAGAGGAGCTGAAAAATGAACTTACCACAATAGTGATGTCTCAAACAAGCAACGGGCCTAATGCTAGAGATAGATGGGACACACCAGAGGTAAAACTAGAAAATGGTAAAAAAGGAAGACTAAGAAAAGACCGATATAGTTCTCTAGTTATAGCTAATATGTTAGCGAGACAAATCAGAAACAGTATGCCTTCGGTCGAATATGATGTTGTAGGAGGTAATACTAGGGATATAGTATCTCATAAAGGAGATATGTATAAGGGGCCAGCATGGTTTACATCTGCCGTTAATGAAGATAATATTTATGGTGGGGTATACAGAAAATAGTGTATAGCATTCTAAACGCATAACATAACTATTACAATAGAATTAAAATGGCCAATAATAAAAAATCACCTAAAGATATCATTAAAGACGCAGAAACAATTCCTGAAAAGGCTTATTTAACATGGTCTGATGATAATATAGAAGCTAAACAAATAGCATTAGATGAAGCTTCTAAATCTCTGCAAGAATTTACATTGGTACAAAAATCTACTGCAGCTAGTAGAAGATACAGTATTGATTATTCCAATTTGGATTCTAATACATCTGGTAGACCAGGTTTAACACGGACGGATTACGATTATTTTAGGCCAGATGAGGCGGTACCTAGTGCTAAGCATATTAAGATCATTATTAAAAGAGCAGAGGATATTTATAATCGCGTTGGATTAGTGAAGAATGTTATTGATTTAATGGGCGACTTCGCCGCTCAGGGTATAGCTTTGGTTCATCCAGATCAAAAAATACAAAGATTTTATCGTAAATGGTTTAAAAAAGTCAACGGCAAAGATCGTAGTGAAAGATTTCTCAATAATTTATATAAGACTGGTAACGTTGTCGTAAGTAAACAGACAGCGAAAATCAATAAAAAAATAGAAGATTCTCTATATAAAAGTGTAGGGATAGAAGATCTACAAAGTGTTGACATAGTAGATAAGTCAAATATATCCAAGAAAGAGATACCCTGGATATACACATTTTTAGATCCTGCTTATGTTGAATCCGCAGCAGGAGCATTATCATCTTTCGTACATGATAAAAGATACGAAGTCATATTACCAACATCTATTAGAAAAATAATTAACTCACCTAAAAGCGAATCAGAAAAAATTATTGTCAGTAAATTACCGACTTATATTTTAGAAGCAGCCAAAGAGAAAAATAAATATCCATTAGATCCAGAAAAAGTCTCTGTTTTTCATTACAAAAAAGACGATTGGCAAAGCTGGGCTTTTCCAATGATATATTCTATTATGGATGATATTACGGTAATAGAAAAATTAAAATTGGCAGATATGGCAGCGCTTGATGGTGCAATCTCTAATATTAGAATATTTAAGCTCGGTAATCTAGAACATAAAATAGCTCCTACTAAAGCAGCCACGGCAAAATTGGCCCAGATACTTGGTAACAATGTTGGTGGCGGTACTATGGATCTTGTCTGGGGTCCAGATATAGAACTATTGGAATCCAAGACAAATGTACATCAGTTTTTAGGCGAAGGTAAATACATACCACATTTAAATAGTGTTTATGCTGGACTTGGCATTCCTCCTACTCTCACTGGAACTTTTGGGGCGGCTGGAACTACGAATAATTTTATCAGCCTGAAAACCCTTACGCAAAGATTGCAGTATGGAAGAGATGTTCTTGTTTCTTTCTGGAATAAAGAGATAGAAGACCTTCAAAAAGCTATGGGCTTTAAGTATCCTGCAAGGATACAATTCGATAGAATGGACTTATCTAACGAAGAATCAGAAAAGGCTTTACTAATACAATTAGCTGATAGAAGTTTAATATCAGACGAACTACTACAGTCTAGATTTGGTTTTGATCCAGAGATGGAGCAGGTTAGACTTAAGAAAGAATACAAATCCAGGAAAGCCAAAAACATGAACCAAAAAGCATCTCCTTGGCACGATCCGCAGCCAGAGATTTCATTGAAAAAAATAGCTTTACAATCTGGTATTGCAAGCCCGAGTGAGGTAGGTTTAGACTTATTACCCAAAAAAAATGGTGAATCTTCAGTACTAGATCTTAAACAAGCACAAGATACGAGGACGAAGTTAGCAAATGATTCGCCCACAGAATCTTTGCCTAAAGAACCACAACAAGGTCGCCCCAAAAACTCTAAAGATTCTACAAATAGAAAAGAAAGAACATTTCAGCCACGAACAGGCGCAAGGTTGAACGTATGGGCATTGTCAGCACAAGATCAGATAAATCAGGCGATAAATCCGATCTTTTTGGAAATAGTCAATAAGAAAAACTTAAGAGCCCTGTCTAGTGAAGAGTATAAGGAATTGGAAAAAATCAAAACAAACATCCTGCTCAACCTAAAACCAAACCAGACAATTAGTAGCGATACTATGGACATTGTTAATAATATGGATAATGCGCTATATACAGAATATTCAAATTGGCTAATAGACTTGCAAAAGGATTTTGGTAGAGAGCTATCTCAAGAAGAAAAAAGACAAATCAAAGCTTCATATTATTCAATGGTGTATACAGACTAGCGACACAATAATTTTTTTATCGAGGTAAGCAGCATGATTATATATCAACATGAAATAGATGATGGTCTAACAAATCAATTAACGAGTACGGGTTCTGTGGCCATGGCCTCGGAGGCTATCATTGTAAATGATAAATCAGATATAGTTTTGCCAGATTCGCTAAAAAGTGTAGCGGCTATAGATGATAAAGATTTATTTTATGTAAGATCTATATTAGTAAGTTCTTCTTGGAATAAAAATGATGATATTTTTGATAAAGCTGAGGTTTGGGCAGCTAGACATACCCCAGAAGATAAACCAACCAACATAGAGCATGATGAACATGAGATTGTTGGTCATATTACTTCTAATTATCCTATTACTGTAGATGGTGAGATAATTGCAGAAGATACCAACATCAACGATATACCAGAAAAATTTCACATAGTTACAGGCTCTGTAATATACAAAGGATACAGTAGCAAAAGTTTAGCTGAAAGAGCCAGAAAACTTATTAGCGAAATAGAAAATGGTACTAAATATGTTAGCATGGAATGTTATTTTAAGTCTTTTGATTATGGCATAGAGGATATTACTACCGGAGAATACAGAGTATTGGCCAGAGATGAAGAGACATCCCATCTTACTAAACATCTTAGGGCATATGGCGGTACAGGAGAGAAAGATAATTATAGAATTGGTAGGGTTTTAAAAGATATTACTTTTAGCGGTAAAGGATTTGTTGACAAGCCTGCTAATGAAGATAGTATAATATTTACAAAAGATGTTTTTGCTAAGATTTATCAAGAACAAAAAAATGACAAATTTAATTTTTTAGGTGTATCTAATCATAAGTCAATTTCTAGCGTGGAGAAAGATAATATGAGTGAACAAAAAGAACATGAAGATTTATCAGTAAAGGCTGCAGAGCTTGAACAAAAAGTATCTGAGCTAGAAAATGCAAACAATACACTAAATGCGTCTATTTCCGATTTAACTAAAGAACATGAGGTAGCTATGAGTAGTGCAGAAGTTAAACATGCCGAAGAACTAGAAAGTGTCAAAGCAGAGTACAATAGTAAAATTGAAAAATTAGAAAAAAGTATCTCTGAATTAGAAGCTACTATTTCTGAAAAAACAGAAGCTCAGACTTCTTTAGAAGAAATGAAAGCATCTCAAGAAGCAACTCTTGCTGAACTTCTCAAAGAAAAAGAAGATATGCAAGCTCAGATTAATACTCTGTCGGAAACTGTTGCTGAATACAAGCAAAAAGAAGAGGAGATGAAAAAGAAGGAAAAAATGCAAAAAAGAATGGCTTCTCTTACCGAAAACGGTATTGATCATGAAGAAGCTGAAGCTTTTATAACAAAATTCGAGAATCTAGATGATGATGCTTTTGAAGCTATGTCAGCTTTGATAGCCAAAAAGAATGAAGAGATGGCTAAAAAAGAAGCCATGATGAAAAAAGAAGAAGAAGAGATGGCCAAAAAAGAAGCCACGATGAAAAAAGAAGAGATGGCTAAGAAAGAGGCATCAGCAGAAGAATCATCCGACGAAGAATTGCTTGATGACGTTGAAGTAGATACAAGTGCTGCTGTAAGCGTTGGAGGTGAGATTATTGATGAGGGTGAATCTACTAGAGCGGCTCTTGTAGACTTTGTTCGTTCCAGACTAGGTAAAAAATAAACACTATTTCTTTAATGGAGATTAAACTATGGCTCTAAAACCAGATCGTATCGAACTTTTAACTGACGTTTCATTCTTTATGAATGCTGCAGCTACCAGGGGTGGTATTGTATGTGCTGTCAATTCAGCAAGCGGCGTTGGTGTTTCTATGGATGACTCAAATGCTGCTGTAGAGTATGCTGCAACTGCGTCAGCCACTACCTTGCCCGTTGGCGTTCTGTTGAACGATGTTGTTGACATCGATTTAACTAGACAGCATATTAACTGGCATAAAGATGAAGTTGTTAAGGGAGGCAAAGTAACATTACTACGCCAAGGTCAAATTACCACCAATAATGTTGTTTCAAGCGACACACCAAAGGCTGGTGATCCTGCCCATCTTGGTGATGCTGGTGAATTTACCACCGACGACACTTATGCTAAAGTTGGAACTTTCTTAAGTTCTAAAGATTCAGACGATTACGTTAAAGTTTCAGTTAACCTATAATTTATTTATCTGTAAGGAGATTACTTATGTCCAAAGTCGATAATTTTCAGCCAACTCCAGAGTTAACTGAACTACTTGTACGCTCTGGTTCTGCTAACAAGCAAGAATCTGTCGAAGCAAATGCTCAGTTTGCTAAAGCTTTAGAATTGCCACTACGTCAAGGTTTGATGAGTGGTAATATTCTGGATGGTATTTTTGAGCCCATTAGATTAGCTCAAAGCGCTACTCCAGAATTTCCTCTAGATTTTCTAACTCCAGGTGACGAAAGAGATTTCGTAGCCTACACCATCCCTAATCATGGATATATTCCAGAAAGACATGTCGAAAGTGATTATGTCATGGTTCCAACTTATGACATTGGAGCAAGCATCGACTATCTTTTAAAATATGCTCGTGATGCTCGTTGGGATGTTGTTGGTAGAGCCATGGAAGTTCTAGAAGGTTCGTTTGTCAAAAAGATGAACGACGACGGCTGGCACACTCTTCTTGCTGCTGCCGTTGATAGAGATCTTGTTGTTTATGATGCTGATGGTGATCAGGGTCAATTCACCAAGAGACTTGTTAGCCTTATGAAAACTGTTATGCGTCGTAACGGCGGCGGTAACAGCGCTAGCAACAATCGTGGTGCTTTAACAGATCTTTATGTATCTCCAGAGGCTATGGAAGATATCCGTAACTGGGGTGTTGATCAGCTTGACGAGGTTACTCGCAGAGAGATTTACACAGCAGGAGACGGTGCTGTTAACCGTGTATTTGGGGTTAATCTTCATGACCTAGATGAACTAGGTGTTGATCAAGAGTATCAAGACTTTGCTGTTGATGTTCTTGGTAGAACATTTAGTGGTAGTATTTCTTCCAAAGAGGAGTACGTTGTGGGTCTTGACCTATCTCGCAGAGATAGCTTTATCATGCCAGTACGACAAGAAGTACAGATTTTCGAAGACGATAGCCTACATCGTCAGAAGAGAGCTGGTTTCTACGGTTGGGCTGAGCAGGGTTTTGCTGTTCTCGATAATCGTAGAGTTCTTCTAGGTGCTATCTAATATAGACACTTAAAGAGATAGAGTTTATTTAAAGCCGCTCTATTCAGGGCGGCTTTTTTATTAAAGGTGTATACTTAAATATAAGATATGTTTTAATACAATAAAGGTAGTTCTATGGCCGCAGGAAAACACGATTTCAGCATAGAGCAAGGATCTTCTTTTCATATGTCTGTTGTGTATAAGGATGGTAATGGTAACCCTGTTGATATCACTGGTTGGTGCGCTAGATTGATTTGGAAAACTAGTAATAATAGTGTAGAAATTTTCTCCACTGAAAATATGGATTATACCCAATATAAATTTGAGTTGTCAGGGGCTCAAGGTAAGTTAGACCTAAAGTTTCCTGCATCTAAAACCAATAGTTTTGCTTTCAATAATGCTAAATATGATTTAGAACTTCAGTCTGACGATGATTATTATACAGATGGTGGCAAATATACTGTGCGTATTTTATATGGCACTATTACAATCGTCAAGAGATACAGTAAATCAACTGATCTATTAGAGTGTCAAACATGAGTGAAGAAGAATATTCTGTAGAGGTTACCACTAATAATTATACTATTGAGGTAGACACTTCTTCAGACAATCTTGCGTCTTCTGTAACAATCGAAATTAGTGATCCTGCTTCTAATACAGTAGAAGTTAATACTGGTTTAGCTGGCAGTATAGTTTATGCTTCTGATGTTGTTGGTCTTACAAATTTTATTTTAGATACTGTACAAGATCCTGATAGCGGTGTAATAACTAATAGACAATATACTAATGTAGATAATGATACATATTTAACTCAAGAAAGTCAGGTTGTTTTTGTAAACTCCGAACTGTCTGATATTAGTGTGTATCTTCCATCTGCTAGCGGTTTTGGTGGTGGTGAGATTTTGGTTAAAAATATTGGTAATGGCTCTGTAACGGTTATTCCTAGCGGAACAGCAAATATAGACGGTCAAAGTTCGTTTACCCTTAACTATGGTTTTGAAAGTTTTTCGTTCATCTCTAACAATAACAACTGGTATATTATTTAATTTTTTAAATTGAATGGGGAGATAAAAAATGTCATATAGACCTTTTGATAACAATGCCTCTGGTATTGTTTTTTTTGGACCATCGGCTTCGGACCAAGCATTTGAGTCAAATGCTAATTTTACAATTGATACTAGCAATAGCGCACTAAAAGTGCCCGATAATGGCTATGTTGGTAGTCAGACAACTCATGACGCTATTCAAATTGCTAGCAATGGCGATGTAACAATGAGTCAAGATCTTACCATTGCCGGTAGTTTAACAGTTAATGGAGATCTTACAACTCTTAGTACGACTAATTCTGTGGTTGAAGATACATTATTAGAGCTGAATACTGGTGCTGCCAGTAATGCTAATGATGCTGGTTTAATCATAGAAAGAGGTAGTACCGGAGATAATGCTGCTTTTATCTGGGATGAAAGTGCTGATAAGTTTACTCTTGGTACTACTACTGCTACTGGTGCTAGCACTGGCGATATTAGCGTAACCGTAGGTACTCTTGTTGCAAATCTTGAGGGTAATGTTACTCTTCCTAGTGCTTTAACTATCGAATTAGCGGGTGAGGTTACTGGTAGTACTACCACTGATTTGAGCGGTAATATTAGTATAACCACCACTGTAGATGAAACTGCTGTTACAGCTCAATCTGAGCTAGCAGAAACTGCTAATGATAGCGATATGCTATTAATTTACGATGCTAGTGCTACTTCTCTTAAAAAGATTAGTAGAGCAAATCTTGTTGCTGGTGCTACTTTAACCCAAGAACAGGTTGAAGATTTTATAGGAGGTATGGTCACAGGTAATACTGAAACACGTATTACGGTTACCTATAATGACAATGACGCTGGTGCTGGTAAGCTTGATTTCGTTGTAGACGATAATCTTGCTAACTACTCTAATGCTAATAGTTTGTTCTTTGATACTGCTGGTGATGGTTTAACTTCTAGTAGCAGTACTGTTAATGTGGTTGGTGGAGATGGTATTACTGTTAATGCTGATGAGGTAGAAGTTACTGTTGATAATAGTACTATTGAATTAAGCGCTAGTGACGGTACTGGTGCTGTGAGAGTTAAGGATCTTGGTATTACTACAGATAAGCTTGCTGCTGATGCTGTAAATGGTGATAAAATTGCTGATGATAGTATCGACAGTGAGCACTACGCTGATGGCTCTATCGACAATGTTCATCTTGCTGCTGACTCTGTTAATGGCGATAAAATCGCTGATGACAGTATCGACAGCGAGCATTACGTTGATGGTTCTATTGACAATGCTCATCTTGCCAATAGCTCAGTAACTGAGGTTAAGATTAGCAGAACCGTTGCTACTACTTCAGATTACTCATCTGGAGATCCTGTAACTGCTGACATTAATCTTATAGCCGGTGGTGCTGGAGGTTTCACAGTTGATCTTCCAGCTCCTGTTGCTGGTAAAATGGTTATTGTTAAAAAGACTGATAGTGCTGCTGGTGCAGTAACGATTGGTCAAAATGGTAGCGAAACCATTGATGGTGCGACTAGTGTTGCTCTTTACTATCAGTATGAAGCAATGACTTTTGTATCTGATGGTACCAATTGGTTTGTTATCTAGTAATTATTTTTTTTAATAAGGTCCAGGATGTATAGTATTACACTTCAGACCAACGATACGGTAGTGTCGTCTGGTGATATACTGGGAAGATTGCAATTCGCCGCCTCCGCAGAAGCGGATGGCGGTGCATCGCAACTTATAGGTGCTGGAATTTATGGAATGGGAGAGGGGTCTTTTGGCTCCTCTTCTAATCCTGCTTCTCTTGTTTTTATTACATCTGCAGACGATTCTAATGCTGCTGTACCAAGAATTAAAATATCAGAAGATGGAGATATTATTCCAATACAGGGATCTCATAATATAGGAGAGCCTGGTAATAGCTTCAACACTATATATGCTACTGGTTTAGACACCAGATATATCGCTTTAGCTTCTAATGTGCCCGCTGACACCACAAATAAACTATATAATGATAACGGTACACTCAAATTTAATGGGAGTTCTATAGGAGGAGCTGGTGGGGGAGGATTGAATGACCTCATTGACGATACTAGTCCTCAGTTAGGTGCTAATCTAGATATTAATACGTATAGCGTTACTGGTGTTGGTAATATAAATATTGATGGTGATATTACGGCTGAAAATTTTTATGGAGACTTAGATGGGCCTATAGTAGTAGAATGTAAGAATCAAACAGGTTCCGATATAGCTGCTGGCACTCCGGTTTATGTAAGTGGCTACTACGGAACTAACGGTAAAGCCTCTGTCGCTCCTGCTGATGCTGCAGACCCTTCTAAAATGCCCGCTATCGGAATAATAGAAACTGCTCTTACTAGTGACAGTGAGGGACATGTTCATTGTTTTGGTTTGTCTAAAGGTTTTGATACTTCTAGTTTTACAGTAGGACAAACCGTTTATGTGGCTAGTGGTGGTGGTTTAACTAATAGTAGACCAACCGGTGCCACAGATCTGGTTCAAAACATTGGCAGAGTTTTAAGGAGTGATGCTAGTCAAGGTAGAATATTGGTCTTGGGTCCTGGTAGAACCAATGATACCCCTAATTCTTTAGATATAACAGGAACTATTACAGCCCCCAACATTAGTACCGGAGAAGATGATAGTGTTGTAGTTTTAGATAGTGATGGCAAACTGCGCACAGATGAGATTGATAGTAGAGTTTGGGGAACTAGTCTGCTAGCTAATGTGGTAGAGGATACATCTCCTCAGCTTGGTGGAAATCTTGATCTTGACACCTATAGTGTTACTGGCGTTGGAGGAATAAACATCAACAACGATGTGGTAGCTAGCGGTGAATTAAAAATTGGCGGCTATCAACCTTCTGACCTAGAAAATCCTGGATATTTATCTGTTGGAGAGGTTAGAATTCAACAGGGTGCTCCTCCTACATATGTTAGCTCATATAAATTATACGATATTGTTACTGATTCTACCAACCACAGGGTTGGTATCAATATGCATGATGGTAGTGTTTACTCTGAGCTAGCTCCTGAAAATACATTAGACGTTAATGGAACATTTTCCTGTCCGACCATCGTTGCTCAAGAAAATGGTGGATGGTATATCTATGAGGGAGGATACTGGTCTTCGGTGGTAAAAGATCTTAGCATTCAACTTGACCCATCTGTTACTAATCAACAAGCTAATTCACCAGGATTACTTATTGGAGAAGGAGCAAAAAATTATGCGCCTAACAGCATGGTTTTTGCCACTAATTACTTTACCAACAAAGGAGACGCCCAAAGAGTTTTTCATGTAATACAATATGAGAGTACTGATGCTAGTGACCGTTATTTAACTACTGATAAATCTGGTATCTCAGATGCCGGAGCCGGTAGATCTATGTTTGGTGTTGGTTTGGGTACGGTATTAACTTTTACATTACACATAGCAGCCAATAATGATACAGACGATACAGCCGCTGGTTGGATAATCAAAGGGTGTATTAAAAATAGCACAGGTGCTCCACAAATTGTTGGTTCCTTAATTACTGAAAATTTTGCAGATGCGTCTATGAGTTCAGCGTCTGTTAGTGTTGTTCCAAACGGCACTTATGATCGCATGAACATTAAAATTAACGGAATATCGGGAAAA